CAAACTGGCAAAAGTACTACAGTTGTTTCTTATCTTCTTCATTATGCGGTATTCAATGACTCTGTTAATATTGGCATCCTTGCTAACAAAGCAGCGACTGCTAGAGAACTTTTAGGAAGACTACAAACTGCATATGAGAACTTGCCCAAATGGATGCAGCAGGGTATTATTGCATGGAACAAGGGATCTCTGGAGTTAGAAAATGGCAGTAAGATATTGGCAGCTTCTACGTCTGCAAGTGCTGTCCGAGGCATGTCGTTCAATATCCTCTTCCTCGACGAATTTGCATTCGTTCCAAACCATGTTGCAGACTCGTTCTTTGCATCTGTTTATCCTACTATTACTTCTGGTAAAAACACCAAAGTAATTATTGTATCTACTCCACATGGTATGAATCATTTCTACCGTATGTGGCATGATGCTGAGAAAGGTAAGAGTGAATATATACCCACTGATGTCCACTGGTCTGAAGTTCCTGGTAGGGATTCTAAGTGGAAAGAGACTACAATTGCTAATACTTCAGAAGCACAATTTAAAGTTGAGTTTGAATGTGAATTTCTAGGATCTGTCAATACTCTTATTGCTCCAAGTAAGTTAAAAACTTTAATTTACGATAATCCTATTACTAGAAATGCTGGATTGGATGTATATGAGCAACCATTACAAGATCATGATTATGTTTGTACAGTTGACGTTGCAAGAGGAGTAGGAGAAGATTATTCTGCTTTCATTGTTTTTGACATAACACAATTTCCTCATAAGATAGTTGCAAAATATAGAAACAATGACATCAAACCAATGCTATTTCCTAATGTCATATATGAAGTAGTAAAGAGTTACAATAGTGCGTTTATCTTATGTGAGGTGAATGATATTGGAGACCAGGTTGCAAGTATTATTCAGTATGATCTAGAGTATCAAAATCTTCTGATGTGTTCTATGAGAGGTAGAGCAGGTCAAATTGTTGGTCAAGGATTTTCTGGCAAGAAAACTCAGTTGGGTGTCAAGATGTCAAAGACTGTTAAAAAAGTTGGGTCTTTGAATTTGAAGACAATGATTGAAGAGAATAAACTCATCTTCAATGATTATGAAATTATCTCTGAGTTGACAACATTTATTTCAAAACACAATTCCTTTGAGGCAGAAGAAGGGTGTAATGATGACCTTGCAATGTGTTTAGTCATCTATGCATGGTTAGTTCAATCAGATTATTTTAAAGAACTTACTGATCAAGATGTTCGTAAGAGATTATATGAAGAGCAGAAGAATCAAATTGAACAGGACATGGCACCATTTGGATTTTTAAATGATGGATTGGAGGAAACCACTTTTGTTGATAAGGATGGTGATAGATGGTTTACTGATGAATATGGTGACATGGCACATATGTGGGAATATAGGTAATGGATCTAGATGGTCAAATAAAACTTGGACATCTTTTATTACAAGATAGAAAATGTAGATCTTGTGGAGAGGTAAAAAATCTTGTAGAAAGTTTTTATAGAACAAGAAAAGATAGAGGACCTGTCGCTTCATCATATTCATATGAATGTAAAGAATGTACTATAAAAAGAATTATGGAAACAAAAAAACCAACGATTAGGGAATGGGAATATCCGGATTGGTAATTCACGTCATGTTTCCCCTATCAAAACTCACTTTTTAATAAATATTTCTAAACTGAGATCACGGAGAATCAAAACATGGCGACTCCTCAATTATCTCCCGGCGTACTGGTAAGGGAGGTTGACCTAACAGTAGGGAGAGCTGATAACGTACTCGATAATATCGGTGCTATTGCTGGACCTTTTCAAATTGGTCCCGTAGAAGAACCTATTGATATCACTACAGAGCAGGAACTTATCAATACTTTTGGTAAGCCACTTTCAACTGATACTCAGTATGAGTATTGGATGAGTGCTGCGAATTACCTTTCTTATGGAGGAATTCTCAAGGTAGTAAGAGCAGATGATACTAACCTCAATAACTCGAATGCTGGAGTAAGTCTTGCTTCGACAACTGCATTGAAAATTAAAAACTATGATGACTATCAGCAGAATTATAAATCTGCTACTAACTTCACCTATGCTGCCAAGAACCCAGGTACGTGGGCAGATGGATTAAAAGTATGTGTCATTGATGATTTTGCAGACCAAATAATTGGAATCACAACCACTAGTCTTGCAGGTGTAGGAGCAACAGTCGGATTTGGTGTTACTGCTGCTTTAAGTAATGCTGTTGTTCCCGGAGCAGGATCAACAACCGGATTTACTGGTTTCCTTAAGGGAATTATTACCGGAGTAACAACTGATGCTACTGGTGGAAATAGCACCATCGATGTTAAAGTTGTTTCTCGCGTAGAGACAGTTGGTGGTGGATCTACAGAAACTGCAATCACCTATCAGGAAGGTTCTACAACAAGAGCATTTGGAACTACAGTTCCTCTTGATTTTGTTAATAATTCTGGCATTAATAGCACAGGACTCTATGCAACTAGATATACTCCAGTAACTGCGGTTGATTGGTATGACCAACAAACTCTTGGTCTTACAAATGCAACAACATTCTGGAAGTCTATTGCACCAAGACCAGTATCTAACGTCTATACGACTGATAGAAGTGGTAAGAATGATGGACTACACGTTGTAGTTGTAGATGATAAAGGTTCCGTTACTGGAATCAAAGGGAACATCATTGAAAAGCATACCAATCTTTCTAAAGCAGGAGATGCAATTTCAAATGTAAATGCTCCTCAAAGAATTTTCTACAAAGATTATCTTGCAGATTACTCTGCTAATGTTTATGCAGGTTACAATCCATCACAAGGATTTGATACTGTTAAACTGACAACTCCAAGAGCAACTGGATTCTCTACAGGATTTACACAAGTAACTACTGGAGAAGGTCTCTGGGGATTGGATGCACAGGGAGTAACGTTCTCTGCACTGGGTAATGTAAATTACACCTTTGCCGGTGGTGTTGACTATTCCGCAACTGGTGGAATGAAGGCAGAACTTTCAAATCTCATCACGGCATACGGATTCTTTGCAAACAAAGATGAGATTGAAGTTGATTACATGATCATGGGTCCTGGTTGTGCTACTGAAGCAGAATCGCAAGCAAAAGCAAATTATGTCATCTCTCTTGCAGAAGCAAGAAAAGATTGTGTTGCTACTGTTGGACCACACAGAACTAATCTGGTTGGACTTACAAACACAGAAACTCAAACTTCAAACCTGATCAATTACTTCAGTTCACTTTCATCATCTTCTTATGCAGTTCTTGATAGTGGATATAAGTATCAGTATGATAGGTTCAATAACGAATTCCGTTATGTTCCAACGAATGCTGATGTTGCTGGTTTGATGAATCGCACATCAATCACTGCTTATCCTTGGTTCTCACCTGCTGGACAACAGCGTGGTGTTATTAACAATGCAATTAAACTTGCATATAACCCCAATAAAGCACAAAGAGATCGCCTCTATCCTGCAAGAATTAATTCCTTTATCACCACACCTGGTTTAGGAACACTCCTCTTCGGTGATAAGACGGCACTTGGTTATGCATCTGCATTTGATAGAATCAACGTTCGCCGCTTGTTCCTCACAATCGAGCAAGCACTGCAAAGAGCAGCAGAAGCACAACTCTTCGAACTCAATGATGAGTTAACAAGAGCAAACTTTAGAAACATTGTTGAACCATACCTTCGCGATATCCAGGCAAAGAGAGGTCTTTATGGATTCTCTGTTATCTGCGATACCACGAATAATACTCCTGACGTTATTGATAATAATGAGTTTAGAGCAGACATCTTCCTGAAGCCTGCCAAGTCAATCAACTACATAACACTTACTTTCGTTGCAACCAGAACTGGAATCAGTTTTGAAGAAGTAACTGGTAGAGTTTGATAAAATTATCTAAATAACAAAAGGAGGATCACAAAATGCCACATTCAATCGAAAAAATTAAATCAACTCTAAAGGGCGGCGGCGCACGCCCCAATCTATTCCAAGTAAACTTAACTAGTTTTCCTGGTGGAGCTGATTATGATTCAGACGAGTTTTCAGTACTCTGCAAGGCTGCTCAGTTGCCTGCATCTAACATCGCTTCAATTGATGTTCCTTTCAGAGGAAGAATCTTTAAGGTTGCTGGAGACCGCACATTTGATACCTGGACTGTAACAGTCATCAATGATAATGACTTCAAAATTCGCACTGCCATGGAAGCATGGATGCAATTTGTTGGTCAGTATGCTGATGGTTCTGGTGCGACTGATCCTGGTTCTTACCAAGTTGATGCTGAAGTTCTTCAGTTTGCTAGATCAGCAACTGCACTTAGTGCAAAAGATGGTCAAGGACTGGAAAATGCAAAGCAGTATAAGTTCTACGGAATTTTCCCAACCAACATCAGCGCAATTGACCTTTCATATGATACTGGTGACACCATTGAAGAATTCACCGTAGAATTCCAAGTTCAATACTGGGCACCATCCAATCTAAGTGGAAGTGAGAATACACCAGGAGCGTGATCTAATAAATAGATCAGAATAAAAGTTCCAATATAATAATGGCAAAACTGTTTGGGTTCTCAATAGAGGACAACGAACCACTCTCACCGTCAGCAGTCAGTCCTGTCCCTCCTAATAATGAGGACGGGTCTGACCACTACATGAGTAGTGGTTTTTTTGGTACTCATGTTGACATTGAAGGTGTATATAAAACCGAGTTTGATTTAATCAAACGATATCGTGAAATGTCACTTCATCCAGAAGCAGACAGTGCAATTGAAGATATTGTAAATGAAGCAGTTGTATCTGATTCAAACGACAGTCCTGTAGAAATTGAACTTTCAAATCTTAATGCTAGTGATGGTATTAAAACCAAGATTAGAAAAGAGTTTAAGTATATTTTAGATTTATTGGATTTTGATAAAAAGGCACATGAGATTTACCGCAATTGGTATATTGACGGTAGAATTTATTACCATAAAATTATTGACTTAAAGAAACCTGAAGAAGGTATTCAAGAGTTGAGATATATTGACGCGATGAAAATGCGTTATGTTCGTCAACAAAAGAAAAAACCAAATGATGGTAGAAATAATCAATTAGTTAATACTAGAGATCCTAATCCTATGGATTATGATTTCCCAGAGATTGAAGAGTATTTCATTTATAATCCTAAGACTTCATATGGTGGAAACCCTATGCAGTCCAGTTCAAATCAAGGAATTAAAATTGCAAGAGATGCAATTACATATTGCACATCTGGATTAGTTGATAGAAATAAGGGATCAACTCTTTCATATCTACACAAAGCAATTAAATCACTCAATCAACTAAGAATGATTGAGGATAGTCTTGTAATCTATAGACTATCAAGAGCACCAGAACGTAGAATTTTCTACATTGATGTTGGTAATCTTCCTAAGCAAAAAGCAGAACAATATTTGCGTGATGTTATGATGCGATATCGTAACAAACTCGTATATGATGCAAACACTGGAGAGATTCGTGATGACAAAAAGTACATGGCAATGCTTGAGGACTTCTGGCTTCCCAGGCGTGAAGGTGGAAGAGGAACCGAAATCACCACTCTCCCTGGCGGACAAAACTTGGGTGAAATCACTGATATTGAATATTTTAAAAAGAAACTCTATCGTTCGCTTAACGTCCCACCATCACGAATGGATGGAGAAGGTGGGTTTAACTTGGGGAGATCTTCTGAGATCTTAAGAGATGAACTGAAGTTTACCAAGTTTGTTTCTCGTTTAAGAAAGAGATTCTCCAACATGTTTAATGACATGCTGAAGACCCAATTAATCCTAAAGAATGTAATTACTCCTGAAGATTGGGAGATTATGAGTGAGCACATTCAGTATGATTTCTTGTATGACAATCACTTCTCAGAACTGAAAGAAGCAGAATTGATGAATGAGAGACTTGCTCTTGTTCAAACTGCAGAACCATATGTTGGTAAGTATTATTCTCAGGATTATATTAGACGTACAATCTTGAGGCAAACCGATATGGAAATTGTTGATCAAGATGCATTAATTAAGAAGGAAATAAAGGATGGAATTATTCCAGATCCTGCAACAATTGACCCTGCAACTGGATTGCCTTTTGAGACAGAAGCGTCAATGGATTTAGGAAAACCACAAATGGAACCTGACATTGACGGGTCTTCAACCGAAGCACCAGAAATGCCCAAAGGTGGGGAAATATAAATATATCTAGTTGTTTACTATACAATTAAATGGATGACCTTTTAGATATGATTATTGCGGATGAGTCACCATCTCAAATCAGTGATGCACTTAAAGATGTTCTTTATGCAAAATCATCTGAGAGAGTTGATGCATTCCGTCCTTTAGTGGCTAATTCAGTCTTCTCTGGCGAAGATCAGATTGAAGTTGAAACTGAAGATGAAGAAGAGTGATTATAAATAACTATTATAAAAATGAACTATAAAAAATAATGGCGCATAATCCGGTCGGTATTAATTCAGCACTTCCAATTACTACTTCATCTCAAAGAGGTCTTGATACAACGGCACATAAATCAGATGCTTTGAGAGTTGTTGCTGTTGGTGCTGGAGCACATGTTGCCATTGGTACTCTTCCAACAGCAACAACTGCTAATTATTATGTTGCAGTTGGTGAAGAAGAAGTTATTGCTTTAGGTGCTTGTAGAAATCAAAAAGTTGTTGGACTTTCTACAACAGGAACAACAACTGTTATTGATTTTCCTGAAGGAACTGGTTCTCCATTCCAAGCAGGAG